ACCATCCGGCGCGACGTCGGCACGCGGGTGTGGTCGGCGCTGTACCAGGGCAACCCGACCCCGGTCGAGGGCAACCTGTTCCACCGCGCGGCCATCGACAACAACCGGATCCCGCTGGCGGCGACGCCGAAGATGACGACGGTGCGGGAGTACGTCGACCCCGCGTTCTCCGACGAGCCCGACGCCGACGAGACCGGGCGCATCGTGATGGGGCTCGGCACCGACGGCAACGCCTACGTCCTCGCGGACCTGTCAGCGCGTAAGGCGTACGACCGCATGCCGATCGGCGGCTCGCACGCCACCCACGGGACGACCGGGGTCCGCGTCGAGCAGAACATGCTCGGCAAGCGCGTCCTGTCGACGATCCAGGCGATCGTGCCGGACCACGTGTCGGTGGTGGGCATCCCGGCCAAGGGCACCAAGGCCCAGCGCGCCGAGGGTGCCTCCAACATGGTGGACAACAACCGTGTCAAGTTCGTCGGCAAGTTCACCGAGCTCGAGGCCCAGCTCGTGGAGTGGAACCCGAAGGACGGCGACTCGCCCGACCGGATGGATGCGTTTGTCCACGGCGTGCAGGATCTGCTGATCGAGGGCAACCTCTCGGCCAGCTTCGTGATGGACGCGCCGGAGGAGCCGGAGCTGACCTGGGTTGACCAGGTACACTGGGCCGAGAAACTCGACCCGAACATCCCCGACTTTGGCGCCGACCGAGATCCGGAAGCAGGCAAGGTGACGATCAGCCCCTTCGCGGCCCCTGCCCGCGCTGGCATCTGCGCCAACGAGCTGTGCGACCGCGCCACCACAGCGGCCTACTGCTGCGGAGCCTGCGCCCAGGCAGCCGAGGGGCACTACGAGATCCATGAGGATGGCCTGCTCGGCCACTCCGAGGATTGCAACCTTCGAGCCCTCGTGGGAGCCTGATATGGCCTGGTTCAGTCGCCGCACCCCCGTGGAGGAAGCGACCCCGAGCCCCTTCACGGCTCCGGCGCAGGTGCCCGCCCCGACCGGCTACGCCTACGGCGTGCCCGTCGGCGGCACCACCGAGTACAACCAGGGCAGCTCCTCCACCGACACCGACCGTCGGGCGATGCTCGAGGAGCTGTACCAGGCGTACCTGACCTGCCCCTGGTCGTCGACCTGCGTCGACACGATCGCCCGGACCATCACGGCGGGCGGGCTCGAGGTGGTGTGGACCGGGGACCAGAAGGACCAGGCTCCGCACGCCCCTCGGCAGGTGGAGGACCTCCGCGCGCTCCTGGAGTTCGTCAACCCCAACGAGGACATCCGGCAGCTGATGCGAGGCATCATCTCGGACCTGCTGGTGTTCGGCGACGCCTTCATGGAGGTCGTCTGGGTCGGCGAGACGCCGGTCGCCCTGTACTCGCTCGACGTGCCGTCCATGTACATCCTCGCCGACGAGCACGGCGTCACCGAGGGCTACCTCCAGATCACGGAGACCGGCCAGCGCGCGACGTTCGACGCCCGGGAGGTCATCCACTTCTCGCTCGACACGCCCCGGTCTGGCATCACCGGCGTCTCGCCGACCCAGAAGGCTCTGCTGCCGATCACGGTGTGGCTGTTCACGGCGGCGACCCTCAAGGAGGTCATGCGGAAGGGCGACCCGCCCAACCTCCACATTGACTTCCCCCAGGACATGTCGGACAACCAGATCCGCATCTGGAAGGCGCAGCACGCCACCCGGAACCTCGGCTCCCGCAACATCGGCAACCCCCTGACGACCAAGGGTGGCGCGGCAGTCAACGAGCTGAAGGCGTACGCCGTCGACGAGTACCTGAAGACCCTGGACCAGAAGCGCGACGAGATCCTGTCGAGCTACGGCGTACCCCCGTCGAAGATCGGCGTCATCGAGTCGGGCAACCTCGGCGGAGGCACCGGCACCGCCCAGGACAAGACCTTCCGCGTCAACACCTGCGGCCCGACCGGCGAGGCCGTGCTGGAGAAGCTGATCTTCCACCTGGCACGGCAGGCCTTCAAGGTGCCGGTCGAGTGGACGATGCGCTTCGCCGACATCGACTGGCGCGACGACAAGATCATCGACGAGATCTCGGCCAGCCGGGTGAAGGACGGGCGCTGGACGCTCAACCGAGCTCGCGCCGAGATCGGCGAGGCCCCGGTCGACGGTGGCGACGACCCGGTGATCGCGCTGTCCCGCGAGGTCGTGCGCTGGGTCGACGTGGAGCAGTACTCGCAGGCCGCTGTGGCCCGGAACCAGGCGACCGACATGAAGGGCACGGCAGCGACCGCCCCCCCTGGGTCTCCGCCCCCCGACGACACCGTGACCGTCCCGCAGACGCCGAACCCCCCGAACGAGTCCTGGCAGGCGGGGTTCCTCGAGCAGCTGCGTCGCATCCAGAGGGAGCTGACCGATGACGAAGCCTGACACGCTAGACCCGAGGTTCCGGGCGTGCTTCAACTCGCTCCCGGCTCGGACCCAGAAGGCCATCGCCGAGGGCAACCCTCGCGCGGTCGAACGCTTGTACCGCATGTACGACCTCGTCCTCACGGGTGCCCCGAACCGTGCTGAGCGAAGGAAGATGCGGCGCAAGAAGTGAAGTGCAACCGGCACGAGCAGGTGTTCTACATGCCCGGGGAGCTCCTCGAGCATCTGCTGAACGATCACATCTACGGATTGGAAACTCTCATGACCGAGCAGCTCAACGACCAGGCCCGTCTCGAGGCCGACGTGGCCGCGCTCAAGCAGGCGTTCGCCGACGAGGTCGCGGCCCTCAAGTCGAAGGTCGCCACCAACCCCCAGGCCCCGGCCAACTCCCTGGACTTCAGCTCCCTGGAGGGCCTCCTGGCCTCCGTCAAGGCTGACGTCTCGGCCCCGGCCCCGGCCCCGATCTCCTCCGACGACCCGTCGCTGGCCAGCTCGGCCCCGGCTGTCGTCGCGCCGATCGCGGGCACGGCCCCGTCGCCGTTCGCCGAGCCGGACGAGACCCCGGCCGACGAGGCAGCGGAGCCGGTGCAGGAGCCCCAGGAGGTTCCGGCCCCGGCAGCGGAACCGGCAGCGCAGATCGGTGACCCGGCTGCGGAGGCCACCCCGTCGACCGAGGCCACCCCGTCGGCCCCCGCCCAGGACGCGATGCCCTCCTCGTGAGCGGCACCGAGAACCCACCGACTGCCCCCGGGGACGAACTGGTCCCCGGGGCGCAGACGGCCCCTGCAGTTGAAGACCCCGCAACCACAGCCCGTGACGTTGCGCCCCTGGTACAGAAGGAGATCGGCTGATGTCAGGAAAGAGCTCCTCTGGGGGCCAGTACGGCGCGGCGGCAGCCGCTGTGGCGGCGACCTTCGTCGGCGACTACGACCCCGTGTGCCTGCTGTTCAAGCAGTTCTCGGCGGTCGGCGCGACGGCGGGCGTGTCGTTCCCGTCGGGGGTGGGCCAGGTCGCCCTCTCCTACGCCACCACGGGAGGCCCGACGGCAGTCAACGTCGTGGCCCAGGGGTCCAACGACGGAGGGAACTCCTGGTCCAACCTCCCGACGGCGAACGTCCCGGCAGGCTCCCCGCGCTACACGCTGGTGCGGCTGAACTGCCTGACGCTGTCCGGCGGGGCCAGCCCGACGGTGACCGTGGCGGCTCTCGCCTCGCCGTGACCGTCGTCGACCTCTTCGCCCTGGGATACGCCAGGGCGACCGCTTCCCAACCGGTAGGCCTCACGGAGCGTGCTCGTCGCGCGTGCCGAGCGGCCTCTCGGCTGGCGGAGACGGCTCCCGGGGCCAACGGTGTACCCAGTTTGCTTCTCGGGCAGCTCGAGGGCATCTGGGCCGTCATCTACAAGCGCCGGGAGGACCTGGAGGCTCTGCACGCCGGGGCCTTCAAGGAGATCCTGAAGGCGGTCGCCAAGCTGGACTGGAAGGCGATCGTCGACGCGATCGGGACCCAGGCCCTGATCGACCCCGCCATCACCGGCGACATGCTGGCGAGCGAGCTCCAGAACCGGATCATCAGCATGGTCTCGGGGGACCTCCCAGCGGACGCGCGCTCCGCCTGGCAGACGGTCGTGGCGTCGGCGCTGAACGACGCCACGGCCGAGGGCCAGACAGCGGCTCTGGGGATCCTCGGGCAGGCCTCCGGCACCGGCATCGACTGGGAGCTGACTGCCGCCCAGGCGAAGGCCGCGCTCTCCAACGGGCAGATCCTCGGCGACAGCGCCGACGCCTGGATCCAGAAGCAGACCCACGGCCTCGGCTACCAGCTGAGCCGCCAGCTGGCCTCCCTCTGGGATGCGGGGGCTTCTCACCAGGACATGCTGGACGCGATCAAGGCCACTCTGGGCTCCGACCAGAACCTGGCTTCTGTGCTTCTCGACACCGCGATCGGCCAGTCTCTGT